GCTTTATTAGAATTACTTGCAAAAAGAAGAATGCAAGCTCAAATGGAAGATCCTAATCAAGAAGCATTTAACTTATTACTTGCTGGTAATCAAGCACGAGAACAAATGTTTACTCCTACTTCAAGAATGCCTAGTCGGTTTAGCCAAGCAATGAGTTCTTTTTAAAGGATAGAAAATGAGTTTAGCGGGAGCATTAAAAGGTGCAACTAAAGGATTAGGCGAAGTAGTAACTGGTCTACCTTTAGGAAAAGAAGCAATTGGTAAAGGGTTAAAAGAAGCTCCCCTGGGAACTTTAGGTTTTGGTGCAGCTGGTGTAGCAGCTGGTGTTCCTTTTGCTTGGCAAGAAGTAGGCAAGCCTATAAC